ATGGCATCTTTGCGTGAGTTAATCATTAAAATATCGGCCAACTCCAGTTCGTTCCAATCGGAGATCGCCCGTGCCTCACGTATGGGAGCCGATTACTTCAAAACCGTGGAGCGCGGTAATCGCCAGGCAGAAAACGCGACACGGCAAAGCCAACGCGCGCTGGCCGATCTGAATGGGCAGCTTGTCTCTGTTCGTGGTAGCGCCTTGGCTATGGGCGGCGCTCTTGCGGGGGCGTTCGCCACTGGCAACCTGGTCGCCATGGCCGATAAGTGGAACTCGCTCAATGCGCGGGTAAAACTGGCCACCACCTCAACGGAAGATTTTACTATTGCCCAGGCTGGCCTGATGAGGATCAGTCAATATACCGGCTCGACTTTTGAGGCGAATGCCAGCCTATTTTCACGCGCATCATCATCCTTGCGTGAATGGGGTTACGGAACGCAAGACATCCTGAAATTAACTGATGCCCTGTCTACCGGCCTACAGGTTTCAGGAGCATCAGCTGATGAAACCGCATCGCTGATCACCCAGCTATCACAGGCGCTAGGGCGTGGTGTCCTGCGCGGCCAAGACTTTAACTCTGTTGCCCAATCCGGTCAGCGGGTAATGAAGGCGCTGGCGGATGGTATGGGGGTAGCTCAAAAGGATTTGAAGGGGTTGGCTGACACAGGAAAGCTGACCACCGATGTGATTGTCCCGGCGCTGATCAGCCAGTTAGGGCAGTTGCGTAAAGAGTTCGACACAATGCCGAACAGCGTTAGCGCTGCGTCTACCCGCGTAATGAATGCCTTCCAACAGTGGGTTGGCGGCCAGAATAATGCAGTTGGCGTAACAGCGACAGTTTCTGCTGGTCTTGATGGTCTGGCTAAAAATATCGATACAGTTGCTTTTGCCCTTGGTGCTATGGCGTCGGTCGGTGCTGCGCGGTTCTTTGGCGGCATGGTATCCAGCATGGGGAATGCAACAACAGGCATACTCAAGGCATATCGTGCCGAAGTATCACTGGCTGCCGCACAACTTGAAGGCACCAAAGTAGCAACCGCTCGCGCTCGCGCGGCAGTTTATCGTGCACAGCAGGCGCTTGCAGCGGCCAGGGGAACAGACAGGCAGGCAGCAGCAGAAAGGCGACTTGAAGCGTCACAAGCGCGAGTGACCCGCAATATTGCAGCGAGAACGACAGCACAAACGGCGCTGAATGGTGTTACATCGGTAGGATCACGCCTGATGTCTGGCGCGCTGGGGTTGGTCGGCGGTATACCCGGCCTTGTCATGATGGGGGCTGGAGCCTGGTACTACATGTACCAGCAGCAGGAGCAGGCACGGGCGTCAGCGCAGGAATACGCTGCTCAGATAGACCAGGTAAGAGAAAAAGTTAAAACGATGTCGTTGCCCCAGACGGCAGATGAAGGTAAGAACGCACAGAAGGCGCTTGCAGAGCAAAATAGACTGATTGATGAGCAGGCTGCGAAAGTTAGAGCGCTGCAGCAGGATGTGGAAACGCTGAATCAAGCCCGAGCTAACCCAGCCTACTCCGCAAATATCAATGATGCCGACCTTGTTGACGGTATAGCAAAGGCAATTGCTGATCTTGCTGTTGAGCAAGAACGCCTCACTCAGATGCAAGGAAGAGCAGGGCAAGTACAGCAGACATTGGCAGAAATCGAACGCCAGCGCGTTAATCAGATACGTGAGCAGGCGTGGCAGCAAAATGCTGCTTATCAGTCTTTGGTGATGATGAGCACGCAGCACAAGGATTTCAATCGGCTACTCATTACGGGTAATGATTTATTGGCCACCCGTAACGGATTACTGGCAAGTAGCCCAATGCGCCTCCCTCAAGCTACGGTTACCGACTCCGAGCAACAGGCTTTGCTGCAAAAACAACAGGCGGCAGCGTTAGCCGGATTGGATGGAGTAGCCCGAGTAACAAAACAGGCTGAGTTTGATCTGCAAAGAATGGGCAAAACAGGCCCGGAAAACGCTACCTATGCCGCTCAGTATACTCAGGCAATGGTGAAGGAATATAACGAAACCCAGCGGTTGGCGGAGGCTAAAAAAGCAGGGGCCAGTGCTACCAACTTGCACAACAAAGCCGAAAATGAGGCCACCAAGACTGCAGAGCAGTACAGCAGGAAAATAGCTGATCTGAGCGTTGCCGTTGACGTTCAGAAGGTCAGGGCAGCCCAGGGGGAAAAGGCTGCCGATCTGTATGCTGCCTCTCATGAGAACGGCGCAAAGTGGACTAACGAGCAGCGGAAAGCGATCGAGGCATCAGCTGTAGAACTGGCAACATGGACGCAAAAGGCCGATGAAGCAGTCAGAAAACAGCGTGAAATGGCCGATGCGCTGAAGGAGTTAACCGATGCAGCCCGGAAATATCGGGACGATGCGGCCGCCAGCGAGAAAACTCGTGGGATGGGCCAGCGCCAGCGCGATCAGTTTGATGAACGGCAGCAGGTAGAGCGCATTTTTGATAAATCCGACAAAGGCAGCGCGGCTGTTGCTGCCAGGATTGCCGCTCTCGATGCGTTGGACATGAAGTATAAGGAGGCGAAAGCTGCCGAGGCGGATTGGATGGGCGGCGTTAGTGCCGGTCTTGCCGATTGGGTTGATGAGGCTTCCGACTATGCAGGCCAAGCAGCCGACGCAACTAAAAGCGCCATGAGCGGTATGGTCAACAACATTACCGACATGCTCAACGGCAATAAGGCGTCATGGAAAGATTGGTCTATCAGCGTTCTGGAGTCCATAGAGAAAATCCTTGTGAATGCGGCCCTTGTGAACAGCCTCAAAGCGCTGGGTAACTCAATGTCTGGCGCTGGCGGTATGTGGGGATCAATCGGCGGTTTTATTTCCAGTGCGGTGGCTAATGCCAAGGGGGGCGTCTACGACTCACCAAGTCTAAGCGCTTACAGCAACAGCGTGGTGTCCTCTCCTACATATTTTGCCTTTGCCAAGGGTGCAGGCTTAATGGGGGAGGCGGGGCCAGAAGCTATCATGCCGTTGACCCGCGCCGCCGATGGTTCGCTGGGTGTCCGTGCTGTTGGTCAGAGTGATCAGTCAGTACAAAATACCCCACAGGGCCGGGAGCAATTAGCGGCAATGGCGACGACAGCTAACGGCATTATGCAAACACTGTCCACCGTGGCCAGCTATCTCAGCGCATCTATACCAGCCAGCAGGGCAAGCGCCGGATCATCAGTCTGGGATGTTTCAGCCGCTTATGCAGCCCCTAACCGCGTTACCGATCGCTCTATGGACGTTAGGCCCACCACGGCCAGCCAACCATCCGGTTCAGGTATGGGTGGTGGTGCAACGGGGGGAAATGTTTACGTAACGATAAACGAGAACGGCTCTACATCCGTCTCTGGCGGCGGGGAGGGCGAGAGCTTTGCGCGTGAGTTAACAGCGGTCTTCCGGCGAGAATATATCAAGTTGCGCGACAAGGATCTGCGCCAGGGTGGGGCTATCAATAGCGCGATCAGAGGGGGTAGATAATGGCGCTGGAAACGTTCACTTATGCCGCCAGGGTAAACCCGACTGGCGATCACTCCTTCCGTGTTCGTGAAGTGCAATTTGGTGACGGCTATAAACAGCAGGTTGGCGATGGGTTGAATGCTGACCTCCAAAGTTGGTCATTAACATTTGTCGGCAACTGGAAGCGCACTTTCGAGATCAGGAGTTTTTTCAAACGCCACGCCGGTTATAAGGCCTTTAAATGGATGACGCCAAATTTTGAACTTGGGTTGTTCACTTGCAAAACATATCAGGTTACCGCCCTGGGCAAGAATGACCGCGGCGATCAGATGTACCAACTTGCGGCCACGTTCGAGACCGCCTTCCGACCATAATAGGTAAAACCATGTCTATCAATGCTGATCACCAGGTGCTTGAGCCTGGGAGTAAAATTCGCCTGTTCGAAGTGGATGGTAGCCAATTCAGCGGGCCTGAGTTGTATTTTCACAGCCACCCGATCCCGTTCACTTCGGCAGAGCTGGAAAAGGCGGGCGATGATCCGGCCAAGCTACCGGCGAAATCCATCTGGTTCGGAGGTCGGGAATATAAGCCGTGGCCGGTGGAGATCGAAGGGCTAGAAGTCACGAGCGACGGTACAGCGCCGAGTCCTACGCTGTCAGTCGGTAATATCGATGGCACTGTGGGCTCTATGTGCCTGGCATACCAAAATCTGGCCATGTTCAAAGTTACGATCCGCGATACCTATGCGCATTACCTGGACGCCCGGAACTTCCCCGAAGGAAACCCCGAAGCCGATCCGACACAGGAAAAGGTTGCCGTGTGGTATATCGATCGCAAGATCAGCGGCAGCAATACCGGCATCCAGTTTGCACTGTCGTCGCCCGCTGACCTGCAAGGCATCATGATCCCCACCCGGCAAATTCACAGCCTTTGTACCTGGTGTATCCGTGGCCAGTATCGCGGGGCGTCGTGCGGGTACACCGGCAGCAAGTATTTTGATGCAGACGGCAAGCCGGTTAGTGACCCGTCAAAAGATGCTTGTTCTGGCCTGCTGTCCACCGGCTGCGAACCCCGCTGGGGGAAGGGTAATCCGCTGCCGTTCGGCGGCTTCCCCGGCTCCGCATTGTTGAAGAGGTAGCAATGAGAAAGCACATTATCAGCGCCATTTTGGCGCATGCCGAAGAAAGCTATCCGGCAGAATGTTGCGGGTTGGTGGTGCAAAATGGCCGCCGCCAGCAGTATCTTCGCTGCCGAAATACCGCACCAGAGCCCGCCGAGCAATTCAGCATGCACCCGGAGGACTATGCAGCAGCGGAGGATGCTGGGGATATCGTCGCTATCGTTCACAGTCACCCGGACGCAACAACACAGCCGAGCCAGCTCGACCAGGCGCAATGTGACCTGTCACAGTTGCCGTGGATTATCGCAAGTTGGCCGGAGGGCGATATCAGAACGGTTATTCCCACCGAGGGTATTAAGCCGCTACTGGGACGCCCGTTCGTGCATGGCATCTGGGACTGTTACGCGATCGTGCGTGATTGGTACCGACTGGAATGCGGTATCGATATCCCCAACTTCGACCGTTCAGATGGCTGGTGGAATCGCGGCGAAAACCTCTACATGCAGCACTATGCAGAGGCCGGGTTTATACCGGCAACCGGTGATCTGCGGGTGGGCGACATAATCATTATGCAGGTGCGAGCCGACGAGCCGAACCATGCTGGGGTATATCTCGGTGATGGGGTGATGCTCCACCACACGTACGGGCAGTTGAGTAAGCATGTCCCGTATGATGGTTATTGGCAGGATAGGACGATCATCGCGCTTCGCTATAGTGGGTCTGCGTAGTGCTATTGCGGTCACACATGTTAAAGTGTTGCTGTTTGTTGGCATAATAAGGATTGAAATATGAATAAAACAATCATTTTCTTTGTCTCGGTATTATTGCTTGGATGTGTTGAAAGGCCGACATTAAAAGACGATTTTAATAAAGAGAGCGGTGATGTAAAAATATACAGCACTACTGATATTAAACTGGCACAATCTAAGGCAGATATGTTATGTGGGCACCATTCTTTCTATTTAAAGTTATATCACGAAAGTAATATTGAACTTGATAAAAGGTCTAATCACGGAATATATCGCTACATTCCTTTCCAGTGTGATGTATATGCTGCTGCCAGAGCCGGGAATCAAGAGGCAGAACAACAAACCGAGGAAAGTCTTGCTAACGCACGTAAGCAATTGAGTGAGGCAAAGCAGCATCAATATGAAGCTCACAAAGCGTATGCTAAAAAGTATGGCGGTGACTCGTATAGCGTGGTGAATCCTGATGGAAGTATCGAGGCGCATAGCTTCGATAGCAAAGGGCGTGCTTGCCATAGTGATGCTGACCAATATGGTTCACAGATATATTGTGATTAAATAGAAGTATATTAAATGATTGTACAACGCCCTCTTCGGAGGGTTTTTTATTGGAGTGAGCATGAATACAACATCACACGAATATCGAATGGTTAGACTCTATGGCGTTCTTGGTTCAACATTTGGCCGAGTTCACGAACTGGTTGTGTCCACGCCGCAAGAAGCAATCAAGGCGTTATCTATAACTATTCCCGGCTTTGAGAGATTCTTACAGACCGCAAAAGAAAGGGGACTGACATTCTCTATTTTTGTTGGGAAGAACAATATCGGTAAAGATGAGCTGGAGTTTTCTGGTAGTGATGATATCAGGATCGCCCCGGTCATTATCGGTAGTAAAAAGGCGGGGGTGTTTCAGACCATCCTTGGCGCGGTGCTGGTCGTCATTGGTGCTATTGGCATGTCTCCGTGGGGGCAGGCATTTGGCGGCGGCGCTTGGGGTTCTGCTGCGTTGCAGATGGGTGCCGCTATGATGATCGGCGGTGTAATACAAATGCTATCCCCCATGCAAGGCGGCTTGGCTCGACGTGAAAGCCCAGACAACAAGCCGAGCTATGCCTTTGGTGGGCCGGTGAATACCATTGCTCAGGGCAATCCGGTACCTATTCTCTACGGCAAGCGCCGGATCGGTGGTGCCATCATCTCTGCGGGGATCTTCGCAGAAGACCAGCAATAAACAACCTGCACTCCTCAATGGCCAGCCTAGAGCTGGTTTTTTTACGCCTGGAGAAAATCAATGTCTATGATAGAAGGCCGCAAGGGTGGCGGCGGTGATGCGCACACGCCAGTAGAATCTCCTGACTCCCTGCAATCCACCTCTTATGCGAAAGTCTTACTGGCGCTTGCCGAAGGTGAATTGGCTGGTGGTTTGGACGGAAAGAATATTTTTCTCGACGGAACCCCGATCATCGGCCCAGATGGTTCGGAAAACTTTCCCGGCGTGAAGTGGGAATTTCGCTCTGGCACTCCGGATCAGGACTATATCCCCGGCATGCCTGATGTTGAGAACGAGATAACCGTTGCTACAGAACTGACTAGCGCTAACCCGTGGGTGCGTTCTTTGACGAATACCCAACTTTCTGCATTTCGTGTGCGCTTCTCGTGGCAGCAACTGCAAGAACAGTGGGATAACGGCGACGTGGTGGGCTATCGTATTGAGTACGCGATCGACGTGGCGACCGATGGCGGTGCCTATCGTGAAATGCTGAAAACGGCTGTTGATGGCAAGACTACGACGAAATACGAGCGCAGCCACCGTATTGATTTACCCAAGGCCAGCACTAGCTGGCAGGTTAGGGTACGTCGGATCACGCCAAACAGCACCAGCAACCGCATAGCCGATAAAATGGTTACTGAGTCGATTACCGAGCTGATCGACGTGAAACTGCGGTACCCGGAAACCGCGCTGTTGTTTGTCCAGTTCGATGCCAAGCAGTTCCAGAACATCCCGCAAGTGTCGTGTGAGCCGAAAGGCAGCGTGATCCGCATCCCCACGACCTACGACCCGATCAAGCGCACCTATACCGGTACGTGGAACGGCAGCTTTAAATGGGCTTGGACGAATAACCCCGCCTGGGTGTTTTACGATTTGCTGATCAACGACCGCTACAGCATCGGCAGCCGCGTGAAAGCCGAGAACCTGGCGCTCACAAAGTGGGATTTGTATGCCATCGCGCAATATTGCGATCAACTGGTACCCGATGGGCGCGGCGGCAGCGGTACAGAGCCGCGTTTCCTGTGTGACGCCTACATCCAGTCCCAAGAGGAAGCCTGGACTGTACTGCGTGACTTCGCAAACATTTTTCGCGGCATGACCTACTGGGCGAACAACAGCATGAATGCGCTGGCTGATATGCCCCGCGATGTGGATTACATCTACACGCGCGCCAACGTCAAGGACGGGCTATTTACCGACAGCAGCGCCAGTGAGAAGACGCACTACAGCACGGCGATGGTGAGCTGGAGCGACCCGGAAAACGGCTACCAGGACTCTGTAGAACCGGTATTTGATAACAATCTGATTCGCCGTTACAACGTCAAGCAGGCCGATCTAACTGCTATCGGCTGTACCCGGCAAACCGAAGCAATCCGGCGCGGTAAGTGGCTGCTGCTGACAAATGACAAAGACCGGGTGATCTCCTTCACGGTTGGGATGGACGGGAATATCCCGCTACCGGGGTGGATTATCGGCGTTGCTGATGAGGCAATGGCTGGCCGCCCGCTCGGTGGCCGTATCAGCTCTGTTTCTGGCCGTAACATCACCCTAGACCGTGTGTCGTCGGCAAAAGTTGGTGAGCGCCTGATTGTGAACCTGCCAAGCGGCAAATCACAAGCCCGGACAATCAGCGCCGTGAGCGGCAAGGTGGTAACGGTTTCGACCAACTACAGCGAAGTGCCAGCGGCAGAATGTGCGTGGGCTGTCGATGCGACTGATCTGGCTATTCAACAATTCCGCGTTACCGGCATCACTGAAAATGAGGACGGTGTTTCGTTCGATATAACGGCTATCGAGCATGACCCGGATAAGTACGCCCGTATCGATACCGGTGCGCGTATCGAAAACCGCCCGATCACTGTAATCCCACCAGGCGTTCAGGCTCCACCGGCCAACGTCAGGATCAGGGAGAACTCTGCAACCATCCAGGGGTTGGCGGTGGCTACGCTCTACGTGACGTGGGACAAAGCCGAAAGCGCTATTGCGTACGAAACGGAGTGGCGCAGAGATAACGGCAACTGGATACCCGGCCCGCGCGTGTCAACGCTGGGCTTTGAAGTGCAGGGAATTTACGCCGGCCGCTATCAAGCCCGCGTTCGTGCAATAAACCCGGCTGAGATTTCCAGTGTGTGGGCCAACGCCCCGGAAATGACGCTTAAGGGCAAGATAGGAGAGCCGCCAGCGCTGGCCAGCTTTACCACTGCTGGCCAGGTCTTTGGCATTGTGCTGAATTGGGCGTTCCCACCTGGGGCTGAGGACACCCAAAGGACGGAGATCTGGTATAGCCGCAGCTCGAACGGTAGCGGCAAAATGCACCTGGGCGATTATGCCTACCCGCAGCGCAGCCACACAATGACCGGGTTGGCTGCCGGCGTGAATTTCTGGTTCCAGGCTCGCTTAGTTGACCGACTCGGCAACGCAGGGCCGTGGACTGCATGGACGCAAGGCACATCAAGCAGCGACGCTAGTGACGTTCTGGACTACCTCACAGGCCAAATCACCCAAACGCAGCTCGGCAAGGACTTGCTGGGGCCGGTTGAGGATGCCAGCAAACTGCAAGATATGTGGTCTGTCAAAGTGGGTAAAACGCAAGATGGCAAGCTATACACTGCGGGGATTGGTGTTGGTGTCGAAAATACGCCCGAGGGAATGCAAAGCCAGGTGCTTATAGTTGCGGATCGGTTCGCCATTTTGAATACGGCTAGTGGTACCGGCTCTGCGGTATCGAGTCCGTTCGCGGTCGAAGGTGGCCAGGTATTCATGAACTCGGCATTCATCAAAAACGCATCAATAGATAGCGCTAAAATAGCCCAGCATATCCAGTCAGATAACTGGGATAGCGGTAAAACTGGGTGGGCCATTAATAAAAATGGTTATGCTGAGTTTCAGCAGGTTAACGTACGCGGGAATGTATATGCTGATAGCGGATACTTTGCTGGTGAACTTCGTGCATATAATGGTTACTTCGGCGGTGAGCTGCGCGGTGCGGATGGATACTTTACCGGCACAGTTTACGCTGAAAAAATCCTAGGGGATGTGGTTTCCGCTAGTGTGTGGAAAGGCTTTAGCCTTGTTGGTGTGAATGCCTATACAAACCGCTACTTTAGCGGTGGCTTACCTTATGAGTCCATTGTTGTTGTCCCATACGCAAATATTATACCCGCGTCGGTTAGTGGCGGCGGTAGTGGGAAAGTCTTTATATCTGTAAATGGTGTGACGTATTGGGAAGACTCTGCTAATACAAGGGGCATTTTTTCTGGCGCATTAGTTATTAATGTGCCCGCTTACGGGTCGCTGGACGTGCAATTTGGAATAACTGGCGCTCCGAGTGGGCAAAATTGGAATAGTGGCGATATGGCCGTAATGGCATTCCGCAAGGGGCAAAACCGTTTCTCTTAGTAGTTATGGAAAACTAACAATCACTATCACCCGCCATTGAGCGGGCTTTTTATTGGAGAGTAAAAAATATGGCAGTAATCAGCGGTGTATTAAAAGGCCCAATGGGTGACGCGCGCGTGGGTGTGGTAATCGAGCTACATGCTGTCCGAACTTCTGCAACAGTTGTTATCCAGGCACGTTCTCAATCTGTCACTGACGCCACAGGGCGCTATACGCTGAGCGTCGAACCTGGTCAGTATGATGTAATGATTACTGCCGCAGGTCGCCAGCCGGAGCGCGTGGGCGGTATTCAGGTAATGCTAAACTCTGCAACGGGGACGTTAAACGACTTTTTGACCATTCCCGGTGAAACTGACCTTAACCCGGAGATCGTAGCGACTGTAGACCGCATGCGCGCAGATGCGGCTGCATCAGCAGCAGCGGCAAAGGCGAGTGAAACCAACGCGACAGCAGTAACGGGCGTCTTAAACAGCTCCCCTGGTGGCGCAACCGCAGAAATCGTCTGGCGCAGAATTGGTAAAATCACAAATTTTGGGCAGGGCGGGAAAACGCTGGTTATAACCATTGGCGGTACAGCTCAGTATAATGGGCGCACAAGCACAAACGGCTTGACTCAAATAGTTATTAGATCGGGTAGTGGTGGGGTTACCACAATTAATACATCCGGCAGGGCATCTATAAGTGCCTACGTAACAAATGGAGCGGGGACAGCAAACAGTTCACAATTGATAAACGATCTTGGGCTAATTGAGGTGTCTGCAAATACTTATGAGGTTTACCTTCGATACAATCCATTTATTGGAGATATATCTGCCTCGATAGATGGTGTATCCATGTCAGACTTAATCAATAACTGGAAGTGGGAAAGAACAATAGTTGATAGTCCAACAATTGTATTAGACCGTGAAATTATCAAAGTATGGACTGAGGGAAACCTGCCAACCCCTTTAAAACCCGGTGATTATGGTTTAGGTTCAGCCACACCAGTGACTTACACTGACGCTAATACTCTCGGGATAAATCAGTTCATAAGGTTGGCACCAGGAACACCGAACATGCCGACTCCAACAACGGCGGCTTGGGCTGGGATTTCCTGGGGTTATGATGGTGGTTCTAGAGCGCAGTTATTGAGCCAGCAGGGGCAAAATCTCAATAATCTAGTTTTCCGAGTTAGTGCGCCAGGTGCTGTCTGGTCAAACTGGGCTACGCTATGGCATAGCACAAACACCACTGTAGACGCCAACGGTTTTGTTAAGAAAGCCTCCCCGATCGTTAAGCTGTTCGGTACCGGCGAGAGTGAGCTCAACGATCAGAGCCAGGGCGTGACCACCGAGCGGGTTTCCGAAGGGGTTTATCGAATCTCTGGCACCCTGGGGTTTAATGCTGATGCTGAGTGGGGCGGGGTAGATGGCGGTATCGAAATCCCGACTGACCGCAACAAGTTGCCGCTGGTCTGGGTAGACTATGAAGTTGATGAAACCGGTGATCTGTTGATTAAGACGTTCCACCGGGTTAACTCTACCGCACCGAAGTTCGCGCAGAACGTCAAGACAGGCTACAAAGAAGGCCAGCCGATAGATATCCCAGTGGGCCGGTGGATTGATCTGCGTGTTGAGATGCCAGGTAGCGATGAGCCAGAGTACGTCCCCGAGCCGGAAACGGAAGAGGACGTTATCTTGGAACCAGGGCAGCCGGATGTAACAGAGCCGGAAAGCGGTGAAGAATCGGCACCAGGTGAAACTGAACCGACAGAAGAACCTCGCGAGTAGTAACAAGGCCGGGAGAAATCCCGGCCTAGATGAAGCCTAAAGGTAAACACTAAGAAGTTAAAGCATGCTATATATTATATGGTAATTTAGGTCGTGATTTTTGGAGAGGAATTTTCTGCCGGAAAAAATCAGAAATTTCAGCTTAATTAAGATTACGAAACTTCTAGTTTAAAGGCAATTCCACACCGCTTATTGTTGTATTTTTCAAAATATCATCAGCGAAAAATTTGAAGTGTGTCCGTAATAAAGATGCAAAATACCAAGTATTTTCTTCTAAAAATGATTCATTTAAAGAAACCGTTCTTGGATAAGTATAAAGCATATGCATGGTAATTTTTAGTGAGAAATCAATTTTTTTAAAATTATCTCTACCCCCTACAACCGAAGGCTTCGCTGTAACTTTTATCGTAGACTTTGACTCATCATCAGACAGTATTCCGCCACCTTCAAACACCAATTGACCATACTCAATTTTTAACATTCCGTCACCAGAACCAAGAGATTTCTGGGCGAAGTTTATGTCAACCACTGATGCTTCAATTAATGTAAGTTCACTTAGCAGCATTTTGTATATTCCATTTTTTGAGTGCTGAGTTTTATTTTTATTGTGTACGCAGATTTTGTTGATATGTTATTTGATGTGGTTATATATTGCTGGCGCTCAGGTATTAGATGATGAGAAACATCTCGACCATCCTTGATTATCGCGACTTTTGCTTCCGCGCCGAGAGCGAATGAAATATCAGCTAAAGTTTTTAGCGTCATATTTCTGGTGCCATCAAGAAGTTTGGATACGTATGGTCTCGACTTCCCTATTTTTTTTGCGAGTACAGACTGAGTAACGCCACTGTCCTGCATGGCTAAAAGAATATCTTCAGTAGTGTTGAACAGCAAGCGCTCGCAAGCCATCTCTCTCTCGCTCACAATGGGAAACTCAAAGTCTTCCACCTGTATCTTAGCTCTCATCTAACAACTCCTCGATTCGATTCCAGTTATTGCATACTTTCTTGGTATCTGAATCATGCAATTGATCAAAATCCTTGTAAATATAATGACTTATAAAGTAAGTCATTTCTTTCCTCTCGGACTCCCAGTAATACCCTCTAATAGGTATCTTCTTGATAGCCCAAAAATTTTTAGGGGGTCTACTTTTGAAAGAAGGTAAAAGCCCTTCCTTCCTTACACTAAGCTCCGCAGATCTCTTCCCTGAAGTTAGTCTTTCGATCTGTAGTTTTAGGCTAATGATCATTGATTTCTGTTTCTTCGCCGGTGAGATGCTTTTGAGCGATTCAGTTAGAGACTTTATGGCACCTTCACAATGAACTAAAGTGAAGCACTCCCCACGAAAAATTTTCTCAATCATCTACTAGTCCATAGTTAATATATATATTAACTCACAAACTCCAAGTGAGCCAACCAAAAAATGTAACTGCTTTTGATGCAATCTACTATGCATCTTGATACTGAATCTTCTGTGTACCTAACCGTTTTGATTACAGTATCATAGAACAGATCTTTTGGTTCTCAAATGCTGGTATTTTAATCAGTATTTCTAATCATTGAGGGCATACTCTCACTTGTCCGAATTATTAGGCGTGTAATCATCATTGTTGAAACCAATCTTCGGCACTTTCCCACGTCTCCTGTAGTATTTCCTCGATCGCCGCTTTATCGTCATCGGTACCACCTCGCACCGATAGCCCACCCGTTCCCGCCAGCCTAACCGTAGCTTCTACATCTGGAAACTTACGTTGTAATCGCTTGTTCAGTTCAACGGCCAGTGCTGAGGCGGCCCCCTCCGGCAGTTTCTTTTTCTTATCGATGATCACTTCAACATGCAGCATGATTTTATCCTCAATCTAAGATTTTGAATTCGTTATGCTCAATGCCTGCCTCGATGTAATCGACGCGTTTTTGTAGCTCACTGATAAGGGCTTTGGCGACATCCAGGCGGATCATTACCTGCTGATCAGGGTAATCGGTGGCCTTAGCTAGGCAGACGGAAGCCATAGTGTCTGCGAAGGAAGAGTGGAGCAATACAAATTGGCCATAGGCGCTGTGGTCAGTTTGGAATTCAGTTAACACCCGCATACCTTGGAGTTCGTCTTGAGGTTTCAT